TTGTTTTTGGAGCTCATAATAAGCCCGGATCTACACCAAAGTCTGAAGTTGTTGTATCTTCTATTTCACAGAAGGTACAAGAACATTTAGGCTTAGAACGAAAACATGATAAACCTTATTTAATGAGGGACATAATGCATAAGGAAGTGGATATTGAGAATAAAACTCACACTGCTTATAAATTTGACCCAGATTTAATAGATAAGGCTGTTGTTGATTTTAATACAACTTTGATCTCAAATTTGAGAGATAAGTTGCATAATATTGGCAAGTTAGAAGATGATGTCGTTTTAGCAGGTTTGGATGGAGTTCTTGGCATTAATGCCATGAACTTTGCCACTGCTTGTGGCTTTCCATTGGTTGGACCAAAAACAAATTTGGTCAGTAAATCCGATAGGAAAGTTGAAGGCATTTCATGTCCACGCGATATTGAACCTAAAGTTTTGGAAGAAATTACAAAACTTGAGGAAACATTATTGAATGGAAACAGAATTAATGCGGTATTTAAAGCTTCTTTGAAAGATGAACCAACAAAAATTGGTAAAAAGAAAGTTCGTGTTTTTGCTGGAAGTAATATTTATTTCGTAATGTTAGTTAGGAAATATTTTTTAACACTCTCAGCATTGATGCAAGAAAACAAGGAAGTTTTTGAATGCGCAGTAGGTTTGAATGTCGAATCACCTGAATGGACTAAAATGATGAAACATGTTTATAAACATGGAGAACATAGAGTCGTAGCAGGTGATTATAAGTCATTCGACGGACGTATGTCCCCAAGATTTATGTTGGCAAGTTTTAAGATTTTAATTAATCTAGCAGAACTGAGTGGAAATTATGATGCGGATGATTTAACGATTATGCGCGGCATTGCCACTGAGATTTGTTCACCAACATATGATTACTTTGGGACATTAGTGCAATTTTGTGGGTCAAATCCTTCGGGACACCCATTGACAGTTGTTACCAATTCATTGGTCAATAGTTTGTATATGCGTTATGTATATTATAGAATTGCACAAGAGGAGAAATGGTGGAGAGTACCACTATTTTCGAAAGTTGTGTCATTATTGACTTATGGAGATGATAACATTATGTCTGTTAAACCAGGATATGATGCATATAATCATACCAATATAGCACGTGTATTAGCCGAGTGTGATATTACATACACTATGGCTGATAAAGAAGCAGAATCTGTACCATTTATACATGGTTCAGAAGCTGGATTCTTGAAACACAATGCTGTTTGGGATGATGAATTGCAGTTGTATCGTGCAGTTATTGATGAATCTTCGATATCTAAGATGCTCCATGCACATGGGAGAACGCAGATATCAGAAGAGCTTCATGCTGCTTGTACAATTAGAGATGCGCTTGATAAGTATGCTCATTTCGGTCGTGAGAAATACACGGAGAGATGCGCTCAACTTAAACAGGTTGCAGATGAATGTAATCTCACTGGACTTGTAGGAGATTTTCCAACATATAAGGAACAAATCCTCAAGTATTGTGAGAAATACGAATGGGAGGAAAACCCATATCCTGTCCGAAAGGATTAGGATGAAAAATTCACAATTTTGATATTGCGTTGGTTACATGCAATAGAAACCAAAGAACCCGAATAAGGTAGTTACGAACTTACGTATAGTACCTTCCAAACTATATGTATGTTGCGAAAACTTATTTGTCTTGAACCTCCCTCGTGAGGTACCATTATTTAGTGGAGTAGTTTGAAACTACAAATAAGAGAAGCTCTGATTCAAGTATAATGATGCATATACTTGTTTTATAAATAATAGATTGCATTACTAGTATTACACAATATCCAAGTGCATTGGATTTAAGTATGCACAATGGGGAGGTCCAGTCCCCTTATACACTGGAAGCGGCGTTGGTTCGCATTAACCAACTAGAACATGATGTTGCACGTAAGTACGCGCAAACAAGAAAGCTTAAACGTAAGGTGGCTTTGCTTAATTCGATAATAGACAGATATCAAAGTGAAGCATTACCATCACAATCAGCTACTATGAATGTCAGCATGGCTGATGATACTGCGAAAGCAGAAATCACAACTTTTGCTGATGAATCAGCTGGTTGGAATACTACAGTGCCTACAGCACCAGATAGTACATTCAACCTTGCTAATAATAGCGATAGCGATTTAGGTAATTTCTTGTGTCGTCCAATAAATGTGGCGACATATCAATGGGATGTAGATTCTCCATTATTTGAGACATTGAATCCCTGGACAGCTTATTTGACAAACCCTTTTATTAGGGATAAGATAGCTAATTTTGAACTTTTACGCATGAATTTGCATATGAAAGTGCTTATTAGTGGAACACCATTTCATTATGGTAGGGCTTTAGTGTCATATAATCCTTTGAGTGGATTTGACCAAGTTACAATAGAACGTGGACTTGGTGGAGCATTAGATGCGGATTTAGTGGGGGCTTCTCAGAAGCCACACATATTTTTAAATCCTACATTAAATGCTGGTGGAGTTTTGGAAATTCCTTATTTTTATAAGGAAAATTACATTCCACTCACTCAAGGAGGTGTCACAGATGGTTTAGGAGAAGTTGTTTTCCGATCATTTGGAAATTTAAGGCATACAGATGTAGGTAACCCAGTAACCATAAATGTGTATTTGTGGGCTACTGATGTTACTTTGACAATGCCAACTTCTAGAGATTTACCTGCATTGCCATCACAATCTGGAGTTATGAATTCAGGTGATGAATATGGTCAGGGAATTATTTCTAAACCAGCATCCGCCATTGCGAAAGCAGCAGGGATGCTTAAAAGTATACCCCTTATTCGACCTTATGCGAGGGCTACAGAAATTGTGGCTACTGGCGTGGGCGATGTAGCAAGATTATTTGGTTATAGTAGACCAGCAGTTATTACAGATCCGAATATTATGAAGCCCGTGCCATTAGGTAATGTGGCAAATGTGGACGCTGCTGATGCTGTATACAAATTAACGTTAGATTCCAAGAACGAAGTAACCGTTGATCCGCGTGTTACAGGATTGGAAGGACGGGACGAAATGTCAGTTGTTGATTATGTTAAAAGAGAATCATATTTAGCAACATTTAATTGGACTAGTGACGCAGGACCAGGTGATATGTTATGGAATTGTCGTGTTGCTCCTGATTTATTTAGGCGTGTATCTTATACAACGCCTAGTTTGAGGGAGGAATTACATATGACTCCTGCGTGTCACATGGCACAGATGTTTAAATATTGGCAAGGTTCAATTAAATTTAGATTTCAGATTGTCAAGTCAGCTTATCATAAGGGTAGGATGTTAGTTCGTTATGACCCACGTGCTTTAGGAGCTACAGTGGATTATAATACTAACTATTCACGAGTTATTGATATTGCTGAAGCAGAAGATTTTGAAATCACCATTGGTTGGGGTCAACACAAACCTTGGTTGGAATGTGAGCCCATTGATTCGTCAATTAATTTTTCACCTGCTAATAGGTTGAGTGAATTATTTATGCGAGCAGCTAATGGTGTTATTGAATTAGATGTTATTAATGAACTAGTGTCACCGAATGCTAGTTCAGATATTTCTGTGAATGTGTATGTGTCTATGTGTGATGATGCAAGATTTGCTCAGCCAGACGGCGAGAAGATCAAGGATCTCACATATTTTAGACATCCACAAGAAGAGACATTACAGTCTCAAAGTGGAATTGTAGAACAAACAGGAGTTGATGAGCCTTTGGCTGCCACGCAATTGGAGACAATTGCTAGTGAAGCAGTTCCAGAGGATCAGACTATGAATGTGTTTTTTGGAGAAAATGTAACGAGTATCAGAGAACTAGTCAAAAGATATGTTATGACTAGATACTGGTATAATACATTTGCATTTGGTAACGGCACCAACGTTACCAGATTGCGAAATAAAACATTTCCATATCAACGTGGATATGATCCAGAAGGTCTTGATACAGAGCAATTTGGAGCTTATAACAATAGTAATATGAACCCCATTAGTTATTTCCAAGCATGTTATGCTGGATATAGGGGATCCATTAGGCACAAATATTTGTATCATACAGCAGGTAATATGCTTATGCCGGTAGTAGAACGTGAAGATTATTCACCGGATACTGCTGGTATATGGTCAACACAGGCCATTACAGCAGCCAATAGTGATTCAGGCGAGATAACAAAAGCATTTACCAATACTTCATGGCAGGGTGCTGCAGGAACCGGAACTACCATTAATAATGGAATTGAAGTAGAATTTCCTTTTTACAATAAAGGAAGGATTGGCTATTCTAGGCTTATTAGAGCCCAAGATTTAGATTGTCCATCTACTAGTTCATGGTTTGCCACTGGATTGGATTTCGCTTTTCGGCAGGGAACTGAAGAAAAGATTGCTTTCCAACAGTGGACAGCTGCTGGTGAAGATTTTTCACTTTATTTCTTTACAGGTGTACCGATTATGTATCAGTACACTGAGGCATAAGTGAAGTATGACGGAGACGTCAATAAACATCGATCGATTTCCTATCGGGTTGGATGGGAGAAATCACCTGGGTGACTCAGGTGTGCGGCGGACATTTATGTTAGCGTCGTCGGGCTTAGCCCTCTTTATAGTTATGATTGAACTTGAAAAGGGCTTTGCTCTATCAAGATGTAGGTCACAACTTTAAGAGCCAGTTGAGCCTGGAAGAAAGTTATCGTCACTTAGTGTGTTTTTATCGAAAGATTTCACACTATGCGGGGATAGCTTAACGAGCGAAAGTAAAACTTTGTTCTAGGTCATCTCTGC